GGTCGGCCCCGGTGAGGTTGGCCCCGGTGAGGTAGGCCCCGTAGAGGTCGCCCCCGGTGAGGTTGGCCCCGGTGAGGTTGGCCCCGGTGAGGTAGGCCCCGTAGAGGTCGGCCCTGGAGAGGTCGGCCCCCTTACCCACCGCCTCCACGAGAGCCGCGCGCATATCCGCCGCGCTCTCCGCGACGTACAGGACCGCCCCATCAATGGACTTGATCGTGATTGCCACTTCCGCCCCTTTCATGCGTATGAACTCCTCTCGAACCAGTCTTCCTCCCACTCACGGCGGGCACGTTCGCGCATCTCGTCCAGCACCCGCAACGCGCGATCCTCGTCGCAGTCCGATTGAGAGCGCACGTCCGCCATGTGGCCTTCGATAGAGCAGGCGGCGCGGAGCGTCCCGGTGCCGTCCGTCCAGGTTGCGATGCCGACGGACTGCTCGCAGAAGTCCTGCACCGCTTCGGGCCAGCCGCTTTCAGCGATGACGACTCGGGGCCGCTGGCCGAGTGGGAGACGTGCCTGGCAACGGATCATCGGTTCACCTCCGTGTGGGGGCCGTTCGGCCATGTCCAACCTTAGACCCGTTCGGGGCGGAGTGCGGTAAAGAATACGTAACAATCGGAGGGAATGACGAGGCGGAGAGCCCGAAGAACGCAGCCCAGTCGGCGCGGTGTCGGGGGTCCGTGTGCGGGATGGCGGGGAGTCTCATAGCCCCAACCTAGAGCCCGGAGCGGAGGCCGGCTATAGGCCGTTAGTACCGGAGACAGAAAGGCGCCAGCAGAGGAGGCCTGCTGGCGCTTGTCCGGTTGGATGCTTAGCGGAGGTCCCGCCAAGACGCGGCGTCGGCCTTGGTTCGCAGGCTGAACGTCGGCACGGTGCCGGGAGTTGCGCTGTTCGCCAGGATGCCCACGATCACCGACGCGACGGCCTCGATGGCGCCGAGCTGCTGGAGCGTGATCGGCACGCCGAACGCCAGGAGCAGACCGAGCACGGCCTGGACGAGAGCGAGGAAAAGAGCGGGGTTGCGACCTAATATCATGTCTGTCTCCTACGCTAGAAAGTAGCCGGTTACATCTAGGATCAGGTCGGTCGTCTGCCCGGCCGGCCCGACGAAGGTGGCGGCAAGAGTGCCGTCCGGGTGCAGGCCGACGGTGATGCCGTTCGCGATGGTCTGGCCGGCGACGAAGTTGACCGTAGACGTGGACGGACTGACGAGGGGATCGGGTCCGACCGCGACGTAGCCCGCCGCCGATGGGTTGGTCACGGTGACGTTGCCGACGATGCCGACCGCGTTAGCCGGGATGCCGGATCGCCCTGCGACCGGGATGACGCGCGGGACGTGCGGAGCGAGCTTGCCGCCGGATGAGCGCGTGTCGAGCAGGCGAGTGGGGGCGATGAAGGTGACACTCACGGGAACCTCCGTTGGCGGTGTCGGGATTGGGGGAACTGGTAGCGGCACCGCGATCTGAGTGTACGCCGAGAGTGGCGTTTCAAGGTAGGCGTAGGGGAGCCAGAAGAAGCCACCGAGGCCCCAGGATGTGCCCCAGCTGTTCTGGCAGTAGAGCCTGGCATCGTCCCAGCCCTTGATGCGGAAGATGTGCCCACCCGCTACCCCGCCAGACGGCGCCGGGAGCACTCCGCTCTTTGGGCTGAACCACGACTCGTACCATTCGACCGCCAGACCGGCCCCGCCCTGGGCTACAATGGCCGACTTGAGTGCCGCGAGGTTCGAGATGTTCTGGCAGGACGCGACGGGCTTGCGTTCTCCCGCGTCGGGGCCGACTACGCAAGACGCGCCGGGACTCAGCAGGACTCGCTCGATGGCAGCCGTGGTGGTGCCGTCGGCTCCGCCTCCGGCGAGCCGAAAGAGGTCGTCAGGATCGAAGCCGTCCTGACCTACCGGGGGCTGCGTGATCCGACGCAGAGTGACCGCGGTATAGGCTTCGCACTCCGGCGTCGATCCCTGATTGAGCACTGGCGCGGAGTCGGGAGCGGTGTAGGCAGACGGCAGGCTCTCGAGGATAGGAGCCTGCTCTGCGTCCGATCTTGGTAGGCCGGGCAGGTGCCCTAAGCCGTACTGGAGGTGTTCGGGGTGGGTACACAGTCTCATAATCGTCCTCCGACTAGTGCCACAGCCGCCATGACTGCGCTCGCTACGGCTCCGACAGCGGCGATGGTGAGAGTCAGTCTAGACCTACCGTCCATCATTCGGTGCTGCGCGACCTGATCCCTGGCCTCCGCCCTGCCCGACTCGACGGCCCGCGCCAGTTTGATCTCCGATACGTCCTCGCAGACCGCATCGAGTTTGTCGTCCAGCCCCTTGAAGCGTCGGTCCATCTCAACGCGCATGGCGTTGACGGCGCCGAGCAGTTCGGAGGCGAGATCGGGCGGCACCTTACGGCGTTCCGCGTACATATCTACTCACTTGGCGACTCCCGCGACGATGGCAACCACAGCCGTGAATAGACCCGCTACCAGCCCAATCGCTCCGGCCACTAGTTTCTGCGTCGTGTCCTGCCGGATCGTGACGCCACTCTCCACCGCGAGCCGCTTCCCCAAATCCTCGATCTTCTGATCCATGCGCGCGGAGAGAGAGTCGATCCTGACATCGAGCCTGTCCCCGAGGCTCTTATGCTCACGCTCGAAGCGCCCGATATCCACGAACGTCGCCGCCTGGGCCGTAAGCTGCGCCCGGAACTCGTTCATGCCCTCTAGACGCTGCTCGTATATCTCAAACTGGAGCATCCGCGCCTTCTCGACTGCCGCTTCGTTGACGAGTCGTAACTCTCGCTCGTGCTGATCGAAGATGGCCCGAAGCTCCCGCTCATGGTCGAACGCCGACTTTTCGGCCACTCGTAGCTCGCGTTCGTGGTCGATGCGTTCGGCGAGGAGTTTGTTCACTCTGTCATCCTAACATTGGGGCTCATGTGGCGATCTTGCGGTAGACCATCTCGCCATTGGCAAACAACACTCCGGGTGATCCTGACTTCATGACATATGCTTGGATGTATCGCGCCGTCGATTGATTGAGTGGAGCGTTGAGCGTGTCGGTCAGGAGTGTCATCTGCCCTACGGTCGCGGCACCCGTGCCGACCATAGAAAGCTGCGTCGGGGCGGCGACCGCGGTCCGCCAGTTGACGTAGATACCCCAGTAGTTTCCGGCGTCGTTTGTGGTGTAGACAAGGGCATTCCAGCGGAAACCGACGATGTAGATGTCAGCGGACGCCCGATCAAGGGGCACCCAGCCGATCTCGCCATTTGCCGCTACGCCAGCCCCGGGCGTGTCGGGGTTGAACATGGCGTTGTTGAGCATGAACTGCAAGTTGTAAGGCGTCGTGCTCAGCCAGCGCGTCCCGTCGTAGTAGTACCACTCGCCGAGGTCGGTACGGAAGAACGGGACGTTGTTGCCGTAGGCGGGTTGTGCGGGGAAGGACGAGCCGCGCTCGGCGGCTGCGTTGTTGGCCCACAGCAGATGGTGTGTCGTCGGATCGACGGTTAGCACTTGGCCGTCTGAGCCCTTGCCGAGCCGAGCGGGAGCCGCCACGCCGCCGGTTACCGCCCCGCCGACGATCACATCATCCTGGGCCGTCATGGGGTTGGAGCCCCACCCACCGACGAACCCCCACGCCGCGTTAGCGACCCCGGAGTAAGTCGGCACCATCCCAGAAGTCGGAGTCCCGGAAGCGAGCTGAGATACCGGGATGAGCCCGATGTGGGCAAGGTCATGGCGGTGCGTGGGCTGGCTCACGATCCCACCTGCCAAGAGGCCACGACTGTCTGAGCCGGGGCGGACGAGGATGCCGACGCGGGAGCGAAGTCGAGCGTGATCTGTGTCGCGCTTGTCTCCGTGATTGAGGCTTTCGCTACCGCCTGGCCGTCCACCCAAACCTTCACAGAGCCTGATATGTACGTCGTGGAGAGGGTGAAGAGCCGCGTACTCCCGTCTCCGGTCCCGATCACAGTCGGAGGGACGGTCTGACCCGGCACGGTGGCAGCAAGGTTGGTAGCGGGATAGACGACCTGGCCGATGTTCTTACCCCACAGTGACGCGGAGAGCCACAGTCCCGACGCGAAGCCGGTAAAGATCGGCTTCGCCAGTTCTAGCGCCACGTCGTAGGCACCTTGCACGACCGGGGTAACAGTGCGCTGCATGACGCCCATCCACTGAGCGGATGAGTAGCCGGGTACGTGCGTCAGCTTGACGGGGATGCATTGGCCGGGACGTACTAGGTTCACCACCGACGCGGGCACGTTGTAGAGCGTGATCGTCATGCGGTCCTCTTCTGCGGCGCATCTGGCGAGATAGGCGTTCGCAAGGTTGGTCGCAGCCGCCGGGGTCGTGCAGTTCAGGTCCGACGCACGTATCTCGCGTGGGCGGAAGTTCAAGGCGGTCGTGGGGTTTGACACGTAGACGTGCCCGCCGTTGTACTCGAACCACACCCCGGAGTAGACCCGCGCCGGATCGCGGGTCAGTTTCGCGTCTCTGTCGGGTCCAAACGTCGAGAGGTTGTCGATCTCAGAAGACACGTTGGAGATATGGAGGGACGACTGATCGCCGGACCAGTTGAAGGCGTGGTATCCGAGCGCCGGTCCCGGACCGGGCGAGAAGCTCCAGAGCCCGAATCCGTAGGCGAACGCCCGCCAGGAGTAGCCGCCTGGAACGCTGGCGTAGAAGTGCAGGGACCAGTACCGATGCCTCGCCTGGCTCACCGGGACCGTGAGTATCGCGTTCGAGCCAGAGTCGGAGGCGGCGGCGATCTGCGTTTGGTTGAACAACACCGACCAGGTGATCCCGTCCTCCGAGGTTTCGACCGACCAGGCTCCGTATACGTCGATGAGCCAGGATATGATGCCCACTGCGGCGATTAGTTTCGGGTTCGCTCCCAGGTCCCAGACCCAGCGACCGTCCGCCGACATCCCTCCCGAGACAAAGAGTTGTGTCACGCCGAAGCCGAAATTGTCGCTTCTGCCGCCAGGGTTGTCGTTGGCTACGGCCTGCCGGTCGCCAAAGTAGAAAACCCCGCCGAGCGTCAACGTGCCCGTCGTGGACGAGGCGGAAGTGGCGGGGTAGTAGGTGCCCTGTAGTCCGTAGGAAGCCCACCGCCCGTTCCAGATATCCGGGGAGCTATACGTGCCGCTCATTGTCACGTCCCCGGTCGGGGCGACGTATGACGACAGCCCGGAGAGCCACGGAGAGTAAGAGTCTGAGAAGGACGCGAGCTGCTCCCAGCGGACGAAGTAGTTGAGGTTCGACAGGTTCGACGCTTCCGCCAGAACGTCCGCCGCCGTGCGTCCGGTGTAGTCCGCCGCCGGGAGAGTCACGGGGCTGGAGGTGTCGATGTACCCCGCTGTCCCAATCGGGCAGTATCCCGATGCCAGCAGCCAATAGATACGGGTTATGTCCGTCTCGGCGGGCCGCTTGCCGGACCCGATAATGTGGTCCCCCAGGAGTGCGTTCAGGTCGGTGGTCTGAGCGTCCCACTGTCTTTGAGTACCCGTCCTGAGAGTCTCGGTGCGCTGCACGTCACGGGTGTCCCAGAACCCCGCGAACACCGTAGGCTCCGTGCACAGGGAGTCCTCGACGTGCACTTCCTGGAGCCCTATCAGAGTCGAAGTCGCCGAGGGGTCTTCGACGTTCAGCCCGGATAGCGCGGTTGCGGCTTTCTCCGCGCCTTCGACCAAGGACCAGGCGCTGACCCCTACCGGGTTGCCCGGGGACGACGGCTGCCGGACCTGGCCCGTTATCGGTGTAGTGGCGGCTCCGAGCGGCCCATGCCGGATGGTAACGGTCACTGCGGGACCATGCCTTTGTAGTTCGTCACCCTGGTCGTGGCCTTGCCGATGCTCTGAGCGGATACCGTCACGTCGATGGCGATCTGCTGTAGCGCACGGTCGGCGGCCGCCGCTTTCTCCTTCGCCATCAGCTGCTCGCCGAAACCTTTGACCACGCCGAGCTGCAGGGCCGCCAGGTCCTTCGTGATCTTGTCCGCGAGCTTGACATCCCCCGTCGCTGCCGCTGCCCGCTGGAGCGTCACCAGTTGGTTGATGCCCATGAGTGTGGCAAGGTCGTTGGATTTGACCATCGCGGCAGACTCACGCCCGTAGCCCATGATCGAGCCGACGTTGGCAGGTGGGCCACCACCCGCGTAGTCGGTGACCTTCTGCGCTGCGTCCAGCGCATAGTGGGGGTTATCGATGATCGGTCCGCCACCGGTCTTGTCGTAGTAGACCTTCGCGAGTAAGGTCGTGGCGCCGATGATCGCGGCAGAGGTACTGGCTACCGCGAGCAGGCTTACCCCAGCCGCCACTGCTGCCGCCTCTTCCGCATCTTGACCCAGGTTCGTAAGATTAAAACCCCCTCCGCCGAGCACTTGGTTCACGACGTAGACGAACATCGGATCGACGGGAGTCAGACCCTTCGCTCCCTCCGCTACCGACGCGGCAGAACCGCCGCTGGTGAAGATCGATGCAATCGCAGACGGTCCGATGCCGGTAATCTTGTTGAGCGCGAACCCACCTATGAGCAAGTCCTGGAGCGGGCCCGGCAGGCTGTTCCACCAGCCGATGATCGTCTGGAGAGCCGGCACCACATCGGACGTGATGAACCCGCCCAACGATTCCGCTGCACTTGCGGCGTTCTGGAAGAACGACACGATATCGGTCTGGTGGTTGTTCACGAAGTCCGAGACGTTATCCATCAGGTCCGAGAGCGTTGGGAGGAGCGCCAGCCCGATCTGGAGTTTCAGAGCCGACACGCTCTGGTTCCACTTGTCGTTGGCGTCCTTCATCTGCTGGATTTCGGGCAGGTTCTGAGTTGTGATCGTCAGGCCCATATCCGCGGCGGACTGTTCCAGCGCCTGGATACCATCAGACCCTTGCGTGAACAGCGGAATAAGCGTCTGCCAGCCCTTGCCGAACTCCTTACTCAGCGCGGCGGCTTTCGTCTCGGCGGGGATGGCGTCGTTGTTGTAGTAGTCCGCCGCCTGTAGGACCAGTTCGTTCGTGGTCTTGTACGAGCTGTTCAGGTAATCGTTCAGGACCGACTGGGCCTTGATAATCTCGGAGTGCGTGGCCTTCTTGTCGGCAAGCGTCGCTTCCGCCACCGCCGCCTGCTGTGCCGTGATCGTCGTGTTCCGCAGACTGATGCCGTACTGCGTCTCGTAGGCCAGCTCTTGCTTGGTGGACATCTTGCCCACCATCTTGTCCAGCATCCCAATCGCGGCAGTCGCGTCAGGCCCGGTCAGCCCAACCGCCTGCATCGCTCCGGCGAGGCCGGAAAGGGACTCCGCGCTCTCGCCCGTCAGCTGGTTCAGCGCCAGAACCGCCTCGCCGAACTGCTCCGTGTCACTGATTGACGACTTGAGCAGTCCCGAGACAGCGAGCAGGCCACCTCCGAGCCCCATAATGCCGAGCGAGCCGGCCAGATTCTTGATGTTGTTCCATGCGTTGCTGGCTCCCGTCTCCAGCACGCCCATCGCCCGGCCCGCCGCCGAGCTCTGGTTCGCTAGTCCTCCGAGCGCCGAATTGATGCCCGATATACCCCCCGAGATTTGATCTCGGAGGGTTACCAGGATCGACAATTGCGCCTCTTGGTTCACTCGACCGCCTCACGTGCTCGGGATGCCGCCCGCTCTTCCTCCTCATGCAACGCGATCAGACGCGCCCGGGTGGGTGCGCCGTACCGCTCTTCCGCAAGCAGTTGGAGAGAGGCGGCAACCTCGTGCCAGCTCATGGGACCGGGACCACGGACGGACTCCCAACCGTGCTCTCTGGCAAGGACGGCGAGAGCGGCGTCGGGGGCTTCGTACCAAATCCGGGGGTCGGAGATATCGAGTCGTCCGTCGGACCAGGCACCAAGAGCCTGTTCCGTCTCGCCTGTAAAGGGCGCAGGATGTCTCCGAGGTAGAGGTCCATGCACCTGTTCGCTACTTCGAAGCCCGCGTCGGCGAACGGTAGGAGCCGGGCTACGCTGTCCGGCTCTACCTTGATCTGGGCCTTACCGTCACGGAAGGACCAGTCGCGGATACCGAACCGCATGAAGATCGGCGCGAGCAATCCGCGGAGCTCAGCCTCGCTCGCCTCGGGGTGGGAGAAGATCGTGTAGACCGCCGCCATCCCCATCGGGACGGTTACCGACGGCTCAAGATCGACCCACTCCGAGGCGTCAAGTTCGACTCTGATCGGTTCCATCGTGCGCTCCTTCGACGGACTAGAGGGTTGCTCTGGCGCAGACTGCCTGCCACCAGGTGTTGTAGGTCAGCGTGGCGTCGTAGACGGTCCGGCAAACCAGCGAGACTCCGGTGTTGTTGTTGCCGCTGATGCTGTCGGTCCGGGTGTACCAATAACCCGCGAACCGCATCTCCTGGCTGTACGCGATGGCACTCGAAGGGATGAGGGTGGGAGAGACGGTTTTGAGGGAGAGGAAGCGCTTCTGGGCGTTGTTGTTCAGCCAGTTAGCGACCTCTGTGAGGGACGAGGTTGACTTCGCCATGATGCCGCTGAACTCCGTCTCGCGGAGTCCGCGGCCGTAGTTCTGGGCCTGGAACCGGACCGAGGCTCCGTCCATGAACCGCTTGACATCCAGCGACTGAGAGATCGTCACCGTGGCCCCATGTAGGGTCTTGGAGAGGATCGTCCCGCCGATGCCGCCGGCTGTCGAGTCGATGGCGAGGTACGTGTCTGCGCCGTAGACCCAGGACGGGTTCGAGTCTACCGAGAGGCCCGCCGTCATGGTCTTCGGCCAGTTCACTTGTCCAAACACGTAGTCGGCCGTGACCTGGGCCGGGGCAAGCGTTTCGGGGAAGTTGATGGCCAGCTTTTCTAGGACGCCGGAGTAGTACTGGAACTGATCTCCGGTTACCTCGTCGCCCCACTCGGCAGTGTTCGTCTGGAAGCTATCCGCGCTCGTCTCGGCGGGTAAGCACAGCCAGGTGTATGCCGTTCCCGAATACGAGGGGGTGACCGGCTTGTAGATGCCGGTCATAAACGTGGGAATGTCATCAAACGCGAGCGGGCCGACGTACTGGCCCTTGTAGTCCGGCGCGAGACGGTACGGCGGCACCGCTCGACCGAGCGTCCCGGTGTCGATGTCCGGGTCCGTCCAGTTCGGGTTGATGTTGGGGGTGAACCGGCCCGGGTAGCGCCGGGTCGCCGCGACCGGGGTATTCATCGCTACCTCCGGCCCCATCTGGTATGCCCGGAACCGAACGTGGCCCGGGAGCGGAATGACTGGCATGTTGCTCTCCTTTCGGGCTCACGCCCTATCTGTAACCGCCCAGGACGGTATATTTCCAATTGACCATGAAGTGCTCTAGGTAAACCTGGCTTTCGTGCAACGGTGGGACGTTCGCCGCACGCACCTCCTCGAACACGCCGGAACGTCCGGTAGCCGCCTGGATCGTCTGGACGTTGGCCGTGAATATGTCCCGCATGTAGTCCGCGAAAGCGTTGACGCGGGCGTCTGTCTCTTCCGGGTCCGAGCGGATGTCCACGTACCCGAGTCCGCCCTCGAAGATCGTCTCGCGGGTGTTCATGTCGTGTGTGATCTGCTCTGTGATCTCGGAGACATAGACGAACGGCCCGTCCCCCGTCAGCGACTCCGGGAGCGTGTGCCAGCGTTCTCGGACAATCCCCTGAGCGATGCCGTTAGTCTGGCAGTAGGCGATCCACGCATCCGCAATCGCGATCACCAGGGAGTGCACGTCCTCGCGGTCGCTCTGGAACGTTGAGGGGATGGTGGCTATGATCGTCATTCGTTCCACGCTTCCTTGATTACGTTCGCCATCCCCGATCCGGCGATAGCCGCCCGGACTCCCGGAAGGAGATACGGCTTGGCTTTCGTACCGGGGTGATGAACGCGCATCGCAAAGATCATGTTGGCGCCTACTCGCGCGGAACCCGTCAAACGTGCCCCGGACCCGAGAGCGAAAGCCAGGACCGACGCCCGGCGCGGAACGATGACGTGAGGCCGAGAGCCCTTCTCAACCGCTGCCGCGTAGGAAGCTCTAGCGAACACGCGCCCGGAGGTCGCGCCAAGTTGCGTAAAGCCGATAGTTCGTCGGAGGTTCCCGGTCCGGCGGGGTGCTCGGAGCTTCGCCTCCGCGGAGGCCTTGGTGAGGATCATCTGCATCAGGCGCGAGTCCACCTGCCCGAGTCTCCTAAACCGGGCTTGCAGCGCGTCGTAGCCGTACAGGGTAGTTGTCATCCGACGCTAACCGCCTGCTCGCCGAGCTTCCACTGGTCGATGAACTCTCGCGCCTCTTCCGGCAGGCGGGAGAAGTGCATCTCTCCGCTGCCCGGGGTGATCGTCACGTCCGAGAGCACCGACGATCCGCGCTTCGTGTAGAAACTCGACAGGACCAACAGCGCATGACGATAGGCGTCCGGCGCGGAGCCGTAGAGCCAACCCCCCTCGCCGATCACCACCAAGTCATTCGGCATCGAGGTCCAGGCGTAACCGCCGCCGATATTGCCGGGATAGAAGGGCGAGTCTGCCGAGTGGCCGAACCAATCGAACATGGCGAGGTACCACGTCTCGTTATCGACTCGCCAGGGACGCTGCTGGAGGGCGATGTATACACCCGTCGCCAGCTCATCTTGGAGGGCGTAGAGCGGGCCCGACGTGCCGTCGCCAGGGAGCGAGACGTTGAACGCCACCGTGCCGCCTACCGGCCCCCAGGTCACCGAGTCAAACGAGCGGAAGCCGGGGATGGGCATCTGTGCTCTAAGGAGAGTCGTAGTGGCCCAGGTAACCTTGCCGTGGTCCGCGAGATAGCGGTGAGTGGCGTGCTCTAGATACGAGTTAGCCGCTGCGATGTGCCCGTACAGCACCGCGTCCTCGTACCGGGTCTTACCCGTAGGCGGACCGGCTCCCGCATCGGCAAGCGAGAGGTAGTTGCGGATGTCCTGGGGGACCACCGGGTACAGGAGACTCATGCTGCTACCTCCGGCGTCATCACGTCGATGAACTTACGGGCAGCTTCGGCCCATTGGAACTTCGAACGGACGTGCATCGAGCCCAACATCCCCAGTTGTTCCCGGTGGTGCTTGTGCGTCACCAGGAACGCTACCGCCTCTGCGTAGCGCTCCTCATCCGGGACGGCCCAGAAGTACGAGTAGATGCTATCAGTTAGCGCGCCGATTGGCACTACCATCCCCGCAGGTCCGATCACCTCCGGTACGGCGGTGTAGTCGAGCCCGACCGCCGGCACTCCGCACGCCAGAGCCTCCGCGATGGTGAGCCCGAACCCTTCCGGGCCGGACGAGAGATACAGGTCCGCCGCGTTGTAGAGCGCGACGAGTCCTTCTCTCGGGAGCCGTCCGGGCGTCAACATAACCCGCTTCGATAGGTCGCCGTACTTGGACAGCTCCACGCGGATGTCCCCGCCTAAGTCACGGGGCCGGCAATGGATCACCAGATCGACCTCGGGACGCGCCGCGAGTACCGGCATGACGGCACGGAACATCGACGGATATGCCTTGCGCGGCATGAAGCGATCCGTCCGCAGCAGGATCGTCCGGTTGGGGTTCAATCCGAAGAGGGCCTTGCACTGAGCCTTCGTCCGTAGGATTTGCCCTTCGACTACCAACGGATGCAGCCCGGAAACTTCGCGGAAGGTGTCGGTATCTACGCCGTGATATATCCACGGCGGACGGACCCCGGTAGCCCGCTCGATCTCGTTAGCGCCGAACTCGCAGTACGCGATAGGTTTCGCCACGTCCCAGATGAACCGCCACGCCGGAGGAATGTCGGTGCCTTCGATGGGTGCGTAGTGCCACAGCGGACAGTCCTCGGCGACCAGCAGGATTGGGTTACCCAGCAATGATCCCGGATCGCCGATCAGAAGCCCGACATCAGGTATCCAGCCATCCTCGAACGCGCCGCCCCGGAACAGGTGCGAGAAGTTCTCCCGGCCTTCGTCGGTGAGCTCCAGCCGTCCCTCTTTCAGAATGGCAGTCCGAGACGCAAACGGCTCAGGTAGCTCTCCGGCGGCATCCGCTACGAACCGCACATCTACGCCCGCGGCGAGTAGGGCTTTACCCAGGTCCATCGTGACCGTGCCAAACCCCGTCACGTCAAGATCGCCGACCATCAGCAGCTTCATTCCACGCTCCGATAAGACGATCCGGTAGAGGGTGCGCCGTGTCGGCTGTCCCAGAGTGCTCTATCCGCCTGGATCAGCGGCCCAAGCTCGTGCATAACCCGCCCTGCCGAGCCGTCCGGGGAGTGACCTATCGGTAGACCGACGATCCGGCACACCGTCAGCCCCGATAGGCGGGTGCGTTCCTCGAAGTCGTCGTCGCCGTACCACCACGAGTACGACTCATCGAACTTAGCCGGCGGTCGGAACATGAAGCAGAAGCCGGTCATGCCCGCCGCGCCCCATGTGCTCGTGGTCGGCTCCAGCGTGAGCGGCAGCGACGGCAGGAAGTTCAGTCCCGCCCGTACATCGGGGTAGACGATGCCCACGGAAGGATCGGAGAGCGCCTCGGCCATCAGCGGCATACTCCCCGGTAGTATCGTAATGTCGTCGTTCAGCACGGCGATGAAGTCGGCCTGAGCCAATTCCATGCCCGCGTTCCACATCCGGTAGATGCGGTGGCCGTACTGCTCCGACTCCAGGATATGAACCTGAACGCCGTCTGCCTCGAGCAGCGCGACCAGTGGGTCGAGCTGAGGCGGGTGAAAGCGCGTGGGGATAATGGCCGCTAGTCGCATATCGGTGCCGGTCCCGCCGGGAAGTAGTGATGCACAACTACCGGCACGAAGCCCCACTTGCGGCCGTCCGCGATCATGCGGCTCCAAAGGTCCCAGTCCGCCGGTAGCCCCTTGCGCCAGCACTCCACATCGAAGCGATACCCCATCGACGCTCTCCAGAGAACGGAGCCATTGACGAACCCGGAAGGTCTGGGAGGCCAGGAACCCAGAAACCCTCCACCCGCGATCTGCGAGCGGCCATAGGCTACGTCCCAATCGTTCGAGATCACCGCGTCGAAGAGCACCTGTACGGCGTTCGGCTCTAGCTCGTCGTCATCGTCGAGCGTCATCACCCAATCGCCGGTTGCCCGGTCCAAGCCCTCGTTGCGGGGGTTGCAGCCCTTGGCGCACCAGAACGCATGAGGGTCGGAAGGGTAGTTCTCTCGGGGCGTTTCATCAGGGACCACCACGAACTCGACGGGGTACGTCTGCGCCTGCACGGAGGCGATGGCACGTTTCAATTGTTCCGGGCGGTTGTAGGTGGGGATGACGACGGAGACTGTCATAGCTTCGCCACCTCAGCCTCATACAAGGGAAGGTATCTTCCCACCCAATCACCCTGATCCAGCCGCCCGATCTGGCTCCAGTGGTGGATGAACGAGTAGCCGCCGGTCACTCGCGTTAGATAGCCGACCTTAGAACCCTTGAGGGACACCCAGTTATCGGCGTAGTACGGGATTTCCGGCCAGGGGCCGATTGCCTTCGCCATCTCGCGTGTCAGAGCCGGGACGCGGGAGAACGTGGTGAAGCTCCCTGGTAGACCGTCCTCGGCCTGGTTGACGGGCTCGCCTTCCTTTACCCAGTTCCACAGTTGCGGAGCCGGGATATAGCCATTCGAGAGACACTCCAGCATGGGCTCGGCCCAGCCATCGATAGGCTCCAGGTCGTCAGCGCCGAAGTGGAGGATGTCGCCCTTGGCCTGTAGCTGCCCGGCATTGCACCCCGCCGGCCAGTTCGGGTAGTCCTTCGGGGTGACGATCTGGAGCCCGCGCATCCGTCGATAGGCGGCGACGACCCTTTTCAGGGAGTCCTCGCGCCCGGAGATCGTGGGGATGATCACGGTGATCATGTGGAGTGCTCCCAGTCCCCGATACCACGGATGGCGGCGGTCTGCCGGTAATAATCGGGGAAGTCGAGCGCGCGGTTGAAGGCCATGTTGTTCGCCACGGTGTTGACGAGCATTGCCACCGTCCCGCGCATGTGGCCGGCGGCGCTGAACGGTCCGTCCTCGATGAACCCCTCGGTCCATGACCACGACGGGAAGTAGCGCGAGGGGATGATTACGTTGCCCCCGACCCTATCTATCGGCTCAATGGCTCCTAGAGCGTCGTGGGGCTCGCTGTGGCGGTCTTCGTGCAGGTTCAGGATGCCCAGCAGCGCCAGGTCGGGATGAGACGCGAAAGCCGCCTCTACTTCGTCGCCCCAGCCCGGTAAAAGCTCGATGTCGTTGTCGCAGCGGTGGAGGAAGTCGGGACCGTACTGCATCCCGAGACTCCAGCCCTGATTACACGCGGGTCCGGGGTAGACGTTCGCAGCGTTGAGGATGACCTGGGCGGGCACGCCGGAGCCGAGCCATTCCACCGTGCCGTCCGTGGATGCGTTGTCCACGATGATCAGACGGTCATGCTCGCGGGCCGTCTTGCGCCACGATTCGACACACCGCTTTGTCAGTGGCAAGCGGTTGTAGGTGACGAGACAAGTGAGGATCACTTGCACATCTCATACCACCAAGCCCGGTCCCACGGCTTCGCGGGGTCGGGCAGGAAGCCGACACGATCCATAGCGAACGTGCGAACCGGGTCTACCTGCGCCCACTCCACGAGCGGAATGGGGAAGCCCATCTTGTTCTTGCGGTCGATGATCCCGTCCGGCACGATGCCGCGCACCGCGGCGCGTAGGTGGCGCTTGCCGATGCGCTCGCTCACAGGAAGAGCCAGGGCGTAGTCCACGATCCGGCGATCCGTGAACGGTGCCCGAGCCTCGACGCCGAACGCTCCGGTCATCTGGTCGTCCACCGCGAGCAGGTCCGGCAGGAGCGCGTAATCGTATGCCAGCGCGTCTGTGATGTTGTCCGGGTAGCCCGCCGGAAGCTGATAGTTCTCGTACCCCTCGGGCGCGGGTTCGCCGGCGACGATCATCTGGCGCGCGTAGCCGCCGAACAGCTCGTCGGAGCCTTCGCCGGACATTGCCACGTCGATGTACTGCGAGACGTACTTAGCGACCATGTACTGGCCGAACGTCCCCATGCCCATGATCGGGGGCCGCAGGAACTTCGTCATGTCATCGAAGTTCGCCACGAAGTCCTCGGGGGTGATCAGGATTTCGTGGTGCTCCGGGTGGCGCACAAGGTTCGCCCATTGGCGCTCATCGAAGCCGGGCTCGTTGTAGTACCCGGTGAACGTCGGCAGTTCCTTCGGGGACAATCTCGCAACGGTGGAGCTGTCGAGCCCGCCGGAGAGCACGACTCCAACCTTCCCTTCGAGTCGATCGGCAATGGCGGCGCGGATGAGATCAACGAGCATCGGACTATCCTTTCATTGCTAGATGGGTATACGTCTCCGTGATCGGGTGACTCTGGTACCAGTCAACGGCCTTACGGATGCCCTCGTGCAACGGAGTCATGGCGATCCAGCCGAACTCGCTCTTCGTCTCGCAGGAGTCCAGCAGCAGAGTCGCTACGTCATCGGGGCCGCGCGCTTGCAGGACTGGCGGCGCGACTTCTATGCCCATCGCGGCGGCTACGGACAGATAAAGCTCCGCGATGCTGTAGTCGCCGCCGGAACTGACGTGGTATACGCCGTGGCCCACAGTCGCAGCCTTCACTGCTAACCACACCAGATCATCGACGTACACATAGTCCCGGCGCGAATCGACGATGGTGCACTCTCGGGCTTCGGACAGCCGCTTGTAGAACGTCGGAACCGGACCCGAGAGATTGCGCGGGCCGTACATGTTCGCCAGTCGGAGACTCACGAAGTCCACGCCGGAGTCACGGATGTACGACTCTCCGGCGGTCTTGGAGACGGCATAGGAACCCTGAGGGTTGAGAGGCCAACCCGGGCGGATGAGCCCCGTAGTTGGGCCGTAACAGAGCGAGGTCTGAAAGTAGACGATCTTTGCGCCGACCCGCTGCGCCTCTCGGATGACCCGGATCGTCCCGAGTACGTTCGTCCGGGCGTCACGCTCCCAGGCATCGCGGTCCTTATATGACGCAGCGCAGTGATAGATCACATCCCAGCGGCCTGTCAGCGGAGCCTCTGCGATATCCCCTAGCATGAACCTCACATCCGAGGGGATGTTCGCGGCTACGCCCGTCGAGAGGTTGTCGATGCCGGATACCTCGTGGCCGTGGGCCAGCAAGGCCTCTGCGAGACGGGAGCCGATAAACCCCGCAACGCCGGTAATCAGGACTCTCATAGCGCACCCAGCGAGGCGTACTGCTCGTCCTTCCGGTAGTCGTTCATGCGGGAGTGGATCAGACACGCGCCGCGGGGAGCTTTCGGAAGCAGCGAGGTTCCGCGGGTTCGGCTCTCCGGCAGATCGTCCAGTGCGACCTGCTCGTGGACGGGCTTGTACCAGCGTCCAGAGGCGGTACGGAAGAGCCGGCAGTGCCAGTGCTCTTCGTATTCCTCGCCTCGCTTGGCGTCGTAGAAGTTGCGGGTAAAGAACAGATAGCCGCGCGGTGCGGGATAAGTCGAACCCTGCCACTCCACGTCGCTCCACGGCGAGCGATCCACCATCGAGAGGAACGTCATCATGTCGGCGCTCGGCAGCTCATCCGGGTCCAGGTGGAGTATCCAGTCGCCCTTGGCGTAGGGGAGCGCCGCGTTACGCGCGGCCGAGAAGTCGTCCACCCAGGTAAAGGGGACCAGTTCTATGCCCCAGCCCGACATCGCCAGGAAGGCTCTCGGATCGGTGCGGTCATCGACCACGGCCACCGTCTGGACGATGAGCGGCTTGACGTATTCGAGCAGCGCTACCAACCGATCCAGCGGCGGGTCCTTCACGAGCATGCACAAGGTGATCATCGGTGCGCTCCGTTTAGGTGGGGGCCGACCGGAGCGCGAGCGGCCCCCACGATTGGCTAAAGGCTTACGGAACCAGACCCGTCAGGTACTGGAACGCTCCAACCGCGACAGCAGAACCGGCGTTGATTCCAAATTCCTGCTCTCCGCGGTATCCCACCAGGTTCTGGTCCCAACGGGTACCAGACTGGTCGGAGGTGTCGATGCGGAACTCGACTCCGCGATACAGCTTGAGCATGTCCCACTGACCGGCTATCGCCGTGCCGGAGACGCCCGTGTTGGCGTCCAGGTTGGCGTCGGAGAAGATCGGGACGCCATGCCACATCAGCGTGCCGTCCGGGGTCCGCTGGAAACCCGAGATCGTGGTCGCGGACTCAACAGCCGGAACGAAGAATCCGGCGGTGTCCGTGCCCTGTCCCAGAAGGTCCCAATACGGGCCAGCGTCGATGACAATGGCCGTCGCCCGGCGAGCACGCTTTGCCAGCGCCTTGAGCATGAGCGAGAAGCCCTTGCCCGCAGAGCCGAGTATCGTGCCGTTCGCGGCGGTGAAGCCTGTTGTCTGGAAGGTGGCGATGCCGGCTACAAGAGCCGGATACACGCCGTAGCACGGATCGTTGACGCCCGGAGTCGAGGAGCCGGTACCCGGACCGGCGATGACTTCGTAGTTCTCACCGAGGCCGTGCGCCCTGGCAAGTTCGTTCATCACGTCTTCCTCTGCCGAGCCGGCAGAGAACCTTAAGTACTGCTTCCCGACATCGTATATGAGCGCCATCGTGCCGAGGGTAGCCGTGTACGAGCCGTAGGCCTCGTTCCGGTTCTCCTTGGTTGCACCCCAGTTCTGCATCTGTGCGCGGGTAGTCGTATCTGAGCGATACGGCTGATCCACTCCACGGACCGCCACGCCGGAGCGCAGCGTGCAGAGCTTCGAGTAAAACGCTTCCTGGACGTTCGGCTTGATCACGGAGTCAACGAGGTTGTTGGGCAGAACGTATCCGCCCGTAGCCGCGGTGGCACCGAGTGTCGCCTTCGCGGCGATCATGCCGAAGCCCGGCGAGTCGGCATAGCGGAGCAACTGCCCCAACCGTGCCTTCCCACGAAGCTGCATCTCCAGCGAGACGCCGCCCATGCCGTCGTCCAGACCGAAGAGCGGCATGCCCTTGGCAGCGGCCATCGCTTCGAACAGTTCTCCGGCATGGTAGTCGCGGAACGCCTTGGCGAAAGGCCGGAACGGACGCTGCACGGCACCGGCCTTGATGCGACCCTTCGGCTCCTTCTCTATATCCGCCTTGCCGATCTTGAGGCTCGGAGCACGCACGCCGTGCAACTCGTCGCGCATGATCCGGCGGAAGCGCTCGTCCATCTCGGCCTGGGCGTCCTTCGCCTTGGCCTTGGCTTCCTTGCGCTCCTTCTTGGAGAGCTTCTCGCGCTCTTCGTTGAGCGCCTTCACGGTATCGGCCTTGGCTTTCACCGTGATGTCTGTCTTGCCCCCGGACTCCTGCTGCGCCGTGATCTTTCGCATCTCGGCGAGCAGACCCGTCATGGTTTCGTTCAGGGGGTCTTGCTCAGTGCTTGGCATCGTCTGGTACCTCTAGGGGTGGCACAGTCGGATCGTACTTGCGGACAAACTCGCTGAGCTGTCGCGCTAGTTCGTACAACTGCGTCCGGGTCTTGGTTGACAAGACTCGCCCGGCCTTTGCCGACAGTTGGCCCGTTTCCGAGGTCCCTGCCAGGTACGCGTCGAGGTCATCTGACTCTGCGAGAGCAGCCGCCAGGGCCGTCCCGCTAAAGTCGCTGTAAGAGGGGTCGGCGAGTAGCGCTTTGAGCGCCGGCACCGCCGCCAGTTCATTCTGAGGTGCGGTAGTGATCGTGTCGAAGCGGATCGGCCAAACGTCTATCGCGCCGGCCTTGCCGTACTTGATGCCGCCCTGGATCGGCTGAGTGGAATTGTAGAGCGGCACCGACTTGCGCTCCAGGTACGCCACCAGACGGCGGCGGTCCTCTCCGGCGTTGGCCCACCAGTCGGCCCAGAGCCCATCAGCTTCCGCGCCGGCATCGAGTACGACCTTGCCGAGAACGGCACCCTTCATCGTCTTCATTGGGTCCTTTTGGCCCATGAACGTGACGTGGTGCCAGTCCACCAGCCGGTCCCGGTTTACGCGCATCCGGTCCGAACCGAAGAAGTCAGTTGCCTTAGCGTCCGGTAGATCGGGGTGGAAGTATTCGCCGTCGAGGTCGCGTCCGTATTCATCGTCGGGGTAGCCGAACAACGACGCCTTGAGCTTGCCGCCATAGGGAGCCACCAGGACTCTTCGCGGTCGCTTACCGGCCAGCCAGCGATCCAGCTGCCCGGTGTCGAACGGCTCAGCCTTGAGCTCCCCCGCCTTCATGCTACTCATCGGTGACCTCGCTATCGTCTACCTCTTCGGACACGATGGGTATCCACTCCAGCGTCCCGTTCGGGTGGTCCTCTATCCCGTCAGCGTCGTCCATCGACATGACCGGCGAGTCCCCGAAAGCCGCCTGGCACTCGTCGCAGGTGCAGGCGTCGTCCGCCTGGACCATCTCCACCCCGGCCTCACGGTAGGAACCCAGCGCGGCGTCGTTGTACGCCCGGGCCAGTTCCGTCGTGGCGATGCGCTCGGAGCGGTACTCATCCCAGCCCGTGTAAGCCCCGATAGCGTCTCCCAGCGCCGCTGGAGACAAACCGTCCTTCGCGCCCTGAGCGATTAGGGCCGTCAGATCGTCACGAGTAGTCTCGTTGATGCCCTTTACCCGCGCCGCGGCCTTCGTGAGAATCGACGCAATGACTCTCGGAGGAACAGGCACGGCAGGCCCGAACGCCACCCCTAAGTCCGCCTTGTGGGCGTTCACCTGCGCCGCTACCTGCGACCCGATGGCCTCGTAAGAGCCGGAGAGCGCGGCCATCATCTGCGCGTCCCAATCCGGCTTCCACCATACGGAAGAGTCCTTCGGATGGCTAAGGACGTGAGCGTAGTGGAGTCGCACCTCTCCGAGTACGGACTGCTTCTGAGCGGCCAAAACCCGCGCTGCGGACGCCAGGAGCTTCGGCTTGACCTCTAGCTCCAGCCCGGTACGGAAGCCGCGCATAGCGCTGCCAAGATCGGCCTTGCCCTTCTCGGTGTACTTCGGTTCCTGCATCTCGGTTATGGCATCGAGAACATCCTGCTCGTTCGCCACGGAAGCGGAGCCGATGTACGCCTGGACCTTCTTGATCCCCTGCGCTACCGCGGCAGCGGCGCGGTGATTGCCGTTCGCGATGGGCATCTTCGCCTTAGACGGAAGGGACACGAGTACGAGCGGATCGATATCGGCTCCGACCTTGAGCGCCGCGTCAATCGCTCCCACGACATTCCCCGCCAGCTCGGTGGGCGTCTTGGTCATGTCGATACGCTTGAGCTTGACGGAAGGATCGAACTCCCAGGTGCACATCTTCACCCAATCCAGCAGCTTCGACGGGTACTGATGGGCCAGATCGACCGTTACAAGCTTCACGTACGCATCCTGGGAAAGCTGCTTCGCCTTGGCTATAGGCGGTGGGGTGACCCTCGGCGCACGCGCGGCTGCCGCCTCTTCCGCCGGACTCGGCGACTCTGCGGAGGTGTCCTGCGCACCCGCGATAACGCCCGTACTGGCAGCGCTCGGACCGATGCCGATCTCGGTCATCCCCGAGGCGCCGCCGAAGATCAGCACCACGTCATCAATCGGCCGACCCTGCGCGTCCAGGACTCCGGGACCGAGAGGGTCCAGACCGATCTGAGCACGGCGCTCCCAGCCCTTCATTGGCACGATCTTGTCCTTGTCAACGAGATCGTGACGAGCGGAGTCGTCCGAGAACTGCGGTACGTCGAACACGAACTTCGGAGCCCAACCAAGGTAGCCGGTCCAGCAGTTCAGGTCGGTCTGGATCGCTTCGGTCATCACGTCGCAGCGCGGCTCGACGGCGTTCTGTATCAACGCGGCGCGGTCGTACTTGCGCACGTCACCGCTGTTGAGCCCGGCCGGAGAGTTACCGCCGATCTGCGAGAGTGGCACACCCCACAGCTCAAGCAGTTCGTCGCGGTTATTCGTAAGCAGCTTGACAACCTCTAGCTGCTGCATGTCCGCGACGGTCTTGGTGAACTCGATGGGATAGCGGACTACCTGAGCGCGCTTGGCGGCGTCCGGCTGCTCGGTGATGTTCCGCCAGTCGCGGACAAGCTGCTGGTAGATGTTGTCGTTATCGATGACGCCCTGCTTCGGGCTGATGATGCCCGAGAGCCGCCCACCGGAGGCAACGACGGAAGTAGCGTGCCGATCCAGCGCCTGACCGAACTGGATTTTATTGATCGCCGATACAACCAACCCGACGCCGAAGAAACCCTCATCCGGCTCCTCCAGGTTGAACTGCAACAGGTCCGCGATCTCCAGACGTTGCGGCTTCTGGCCACGCTTGTCCGCGTCGAGCAGCCAGTAGGCCAGGTTGCCGTCGTCATCCGTCATCGGCGTGAGGCGGTCCGGTCGGATGTAGAGATACGACGCGGGGATGCCGTAGGCGTCCACCTGGTCTTTGTACCAGAACGATGACCCGCAGATGCCCATGTGCCTCGAAGTCAGGCTCCACATGGCCCGGCGAGATAACCGCTGGCCTTCCGTGTTGGCCTGCGGGTTGCTCAGCAGCGTATAGGCTTCCTTCGCTCGCGGGTCCGCATACGTGTCGTCTATCGTCTCACCGTCCGGGTCCTCCAGGTGCCAGCCCACCTTGCCCTCGCCGCCGGGGATAGGTGAGCCCGCGATAGCGCCGGATATAACTCGCTCGGCTGCGCGTATCCAGGACACCTCACGCCAGAGCGTGGCCGACTGCGCCATCAGCTGCTGAGGGGAGCGCTTGAGTACGGTGTTCAGAGCGTACTCGGTGAGAAGCGGTCCCGCCCCAGGACCAACGGGACCGGCCTTGACGGGACCGGCGGGAGGAAGCGCCGTTTCCACGCGCCGCTGAGGGACTAGCAGACTCACGTCATGGTGCCCTCTCCGCGCTCCTCTACGGTTCGCCGGTCGATTACGGCTGCCAGGCTGAACGCCTCAGTTGCCAGAAAGAGTAGAGCCAGGGGAAGCCAGACGAGCCCGAACCCTACCGCGCCGGCTATCGTGCCGGAGAGGATCAGGCGGTCGAACTTGTCAAGCTTCATTCGGCCTTCTCGCTGTAGGAGTCAGCACCGAGCATATGAAACCCAATAACGGAAGGACGTTCCTCTTTGAACGCCACTCTTACCTCAGTGCGCACGGCGTGATGTATCTCCTTCGGCAGTTGAGCGCGGAGACGGGCCACATCACGCTCCAGCGCGGCGATACGAGCGGCGTGGCCGGTGCGCTTGGTCTTACTCACGTCAGCCTCGTTCCACAGTCCTTACACCACGTATAACCTGGAGGGTTGCCCCGGTGTCGGCACTGGCTCGGGAGCTTGTGAGTGTTCTGGTGGAAGCCTGTCGGCATCGGCCCGGAGTCGCCCAGGTCCGGCACTCCAGCCGGAGCGGAGCCCGGGAACATCTCGGACCAAAGGAGCGGCTGCTTGCTCACATCGATTGGATCAGGCATCTAAGCGATACCCCCTGCCGAAGACAGTGGCTGAGCGAACGGGTTTGCCCCAGGCCCAAAACTCATTACAGCATATCGTAGCGCATCGCAAGCGTCGTCACCAACCTCAATCGGACGTTCCTGCAAGCCGCCGCCTCGGGCGGGCATCCAGACGTAGCCCGGCATCTCGGAGAGCAGGCCGGAGCAGGCCGGGGCTACCGTTAGGCCGTGAGCGATGGCCTCGGTCACGGCGTTGATGCCCGGCAGCACATCGTTTGTCGCGGGCTGCATCGGTATCCCTGCTCGCTGGCATTGGAGGATGTGCTCCGGCTGGGACGGGTCCGCGTAGAACATCTCGACTTCATAGCGGTCGCGCAGCTCAATCAGGTACGGGATAACGTCGCCCACGGTCGCGCCGTGCTCGTAAACCTCCGCCAGGACTGAGAGCTTGCCCTCCGAAACCTGCCCGACGATCTCACACGCGAACGCATGGACGAAGCCCCAGTCAACGCCGGCATGGACGTGGCGGAACGGACCTTCGACGCTCCGTATCTGCGAGTCTGAGAGCGTCCAGATCGTGCCCTCTGCCTGTACCCACAGCCCTTGTGCGAGTCGCTTGGCATCGGCTGAGTCGCCCATCGACGCAAGGCGCACGGCGTAGTCGTCGGGCAGGAAGGCGTTATCGCGCAGGTCGATGTACTCGTGCCCCTCCCCAGGAGCGAAGTGCAGTTTGAGCCAGTGGCGCGGCCATGCCGGGTTCGTCACGGCTGCCAGCTGGCGGTACGGGAGCGTCTGTCTGCGTATACGGCCACCGACCATGATCCAGTCTGTTTGGTCTAGTTGGATCGCCTCATCTACGCCTGCCCAGTCCAGGTTGGCCGAGCCGATCTTCGACGGCTGCCCGGTAGTGGGGTCGTGGTCAAGCCCCAAGAACCACAGTCTTGAGGGTTTGGAGCGCGAGCCGAAGTCCACCCAATGCTCGGACATGTTGCGATGCACGAGTAGCTCAGGCTTGGCTACCTCCGTCCAGAACGTGCGCTCTGTCGTCAGCGCAAGGTCTTTGTGCACCTTGCGGATGATCGCCAGTTCGGCGCCGGGGTAGGAGAGCCCGAGCCACCACGCTTTCTCTACCAGCACGCGGCTCTTGCCTGAGCCCATCTGTCCGCTGCCCAACAGCTCGGGCGACTCGCTCTCGAAGAACCGCCGATGCTCGGGACTGGCCCATGTCTGCGGGTAGGGGATGTGGACGGAGCCCCGCGGGCCGCTTACCGCCAGGCGATCATAGACAGCCTGCTCGAAGCCCATTAGTTGCGGCTTCCGGGTAGCACCTTCACCCGTACCAGTTCGTCCATTGCGTCCATCTTGCGCCGCTCAAACTCGGCATCCGGCAAGCCTTCCAGCGCCCGCACGATGACACGCGCCACTAGATCGGCCTGCGCCTCTACCAGCGCGATCTCGCGCTCTGCGATGCCTGCCTTGATGGCTTCCTTGGCGTAGTTGGCGAGGCGGTCGCACCACTCGCCGTAGAGCTTCACCAGCGCCCGTACGTCTTCGCGGATCGTGACGACGCGCGAGTGCACCTCAGTAAGCTCGCCGTCCATCTCGACTGAGATGTCTGTGGCGCGTGCGGATACCTCCGACGCGTTCAGGGTGAGGTTGACTCCCATGCCGCCGGCCTGCTCGCGGAGGAATGCGACGTTGCCGGCTGCCTCTGACACCAGATCGAGCAACGCTTGCTGTGGGTTGGTGGCTATCGGCTGGCCCAGCCTTGCGAGCGCTTTGGTCGCGCCCTCAGTCGCAGCAGCGCGCGTCATGCCCGCGGTTGAGCCAAGGTGGAGCTTGCACAGCCCAGTGCTA